CGCCGCGGCGTTTAGTATTCAAAAAATTATAAACCTGGCTGACACTATGACGCTGACGGAAGCGCGCTTAAACCTTATCAATGATGGCCTACAGACCACAGCGCAATTACAGGATAAAATTCTGGCTTCCGCGAACCGGTCCAGGACTTCTTATAATGCTATGGCCGACGCCGTCGCAAAACTGGGCACACTGGCCGGAAGCGCCTTTTCCAGTAATGAAGAAATGATCGCCTTCGTTGAACTAATGAACAAAAACTTCGTTATTGGCGGCGCCAGCATACAGGAACAGACCGCGGCCATGTACCAGTTAACCCAGGCTATGGCGGCCGGACGGCTTCAGGGTGACGAATTCCGGTCTATCATGGAAAACGCGCCGCTTCTGGCCCAGGCTATAGCCGATTATATGGGTAAAACGACCGGCGAATTGCGCGAACTGTCTTCTGAAGGTTTAATCACCGCAGATATAATCAAAAAGGCCATGTTCGCGGCCGCAAACGAAACGAACCGGCGCTTTAGTGAAATCCCCATGACCTTTTCACAGGTTGGGACTATCGTCGCAAATACCATGCTTCAGACCTTCCAGCCGGTTATCCAGATGATCGGCCAGGGCGCCCAGTGGATATATGATAACTGGTCCACCATTGAGCCGATATTCTGGGGCCTGGTTGCGGCTGTCGGCGCTTATGTCGCTATAACGAAGATATGGACCGCTGTCACATGGCTTCAGGTGGCGGCTAACAGGGCGCTTCTTGCTTCAATGCTGGCGAACCCTATCCTGTGGATAGCAATAGCGATCGGCGTTGTTATAGGTTTAATTTACAAATGGGTTGAATCGGTCGGCGGCCTTCGTGTTGCCTGGCTGATAGTCTGCAATGCCCTTTTGACTGCTTGGGATTGGGTTAAAATAGGATTCTTCACCGGTGTGTACTGGGTAATGGACCTGTTCAACAAGCTGCAGATTTGCTTCAAAAAGGTATCTGTTAATATCGCTAACTTTATGGGGGACATGAAAGCGAGTGTACTCGTGTTACTCCAGAACATGGTGAACGGCGCCATCGATATTATTAACGGCTTCATCGATGTTTTAAACAAGATTCCTGGCGTGTCTATTGATACCATAGAACACGTCACATTCGGCACAAATGCCCAGCTTGAAAATGAGGCTGCCAAACAGGCCAGGGCGCAAAGCCTGGAAGACTTCAGGTCCGAGATAGAAAGCAAGATCGCTGAACGCGACGCAAAACTTAACCAGATGAAGGCTGAAGCCAGGGCGGCAACGGCACAGCGCCAGGCAGAAATCGCAACCGCAAAAGCTGAAGCCGCAAATAAAAAGGCGGCCGAAAGCGCTGACCTAATAGATAAGTTCACCGGCGACATTGACAGCATCGGCACCGTCGGCGAAGTCGGTAAAATCAAAGAAGACGTCAATATCGCCGAAGAAGACCTTAAATTCCTTCGTGACGTGGCCGAAATGCGCTATGTCCAGAACTTCGTAACCCTGACGCCTACTGTCGCCGTTGACGCGAAGATCAGCGAAAAGGTCGACGTCGACGAAGTTATTAACAGGATTGAAGCGAAGCTGGAAGATGAATTCTACGCGGCGGCGGAAGGGGTGTATGCTTAATGTCTTATAAAATGGCTTTGATTATCGAAGGGCGGGAAATTTCTATTCCCGTCCTTCCTGAAAAACTGACTGTAAAGGCCGCTGGGAAGAACGAAAGAACCACAGTTTTAGAACTTGGCGAAATCTATATCCTGCGGAAAAAGGGCCTTCGTGAAGTGGCCTGGGAATCGTTTTTCCCTATAAATAACGCGCCTTATGTTACCGGCACAATCAGGGAACCGATTGACATAGTTAGAGCAATCGAAAATTCGCGCGATACGCCTTCCCCTATCCGCTTTATACTGGTTGGAACAGACCTGGATATAAATATCCGTTTCGGGATCGAATCTTTCGAATACGACGAACGGGCCGGCGAAGTCGGCGACATTTACTATTCGATTAAACTGGTTGAATGGAAGGACTATTCGCCGAAAAGAATTATTCTTCCCCCTGTCCAGGCCGTCGCCGTGAAATCGGTCCAGGCTAAAGAACCGGCGCGTCCTGGAACCCCGCCACCAGCAAAAACCCATACAGTGGCAAGGGGTGACAGCCTTTGGGCGATCGCTAAAAAATATTATGGGGACGGAAGCCGTTATCCGGAGATATACAACGCCAATAAAACCACAATTGACAGCCGCAATAAGGGAACCGGAAATCCGAAGTACACTATTTACCCAGGGCAGGTGTTTACAATACCATGATCAGCATTTATTATCAGAACATCAAGACCGGCGCCGCCCATGATATTACTTCCCTTGTGTCTTCGGCCAAATGGTCGACGAAGCGGACCGGTTCCCCTGCTTCTCTTGAATTGACGGTTATTGCACATGAAGACATTGTCTGGGACCACGGCGGGATAGTCACACTTAAAGATGGGAAAACCGGCATTTTTTACGGCTATGTCTTCAAGCTATCCCAGTCCCATAAAGGCGAAATATCAGTCACCGCCTACGACCAGACAAGGTATTTGAAGAATAAAGATACTTACGTCTTCGAAGGGAAGCGGGCAGACGAAATCGCGGCCAAAATTGCGGCTGACTTTCAGATTAAGACCGGAAAACTGGCTAATACCGGCTATGTTATTCCTTCCCTGGTAGAAGATAACCAGACCCTTTTTGACATCATTCTGAAGGCCCTGGACCTGACGCTAATCAATACCGGCAAAATGTTCTATCTTTGGGACGACTTCGGGAGCCTTCGAATATCCGACGTCGCGGAATCAAAACTGGACCTTTATATCGGCGATTCAAGCCTGGCGACAGGTTACACTTATTCGTCGGATATTGATTCCGAAACCTATAACAAAATTAAGCTGGTCAGAGATAATAAAGAAACCGGCAAGCGCGACGTTTATATCTTCCAGGATTCTAACAATATGAAATTCTGGGGCGTCCTGCAAAACTTCGAAATTGTGGACGAAAACCTTAACGAAGCGCAGATCAAAGAACGCGGCGACAAGATGATTGAACTTTATAACCGGCCAAAAAGGACATTTGAAGTCAGTGCCATTTCTGACCTTTCGGTTCGCGCCGGCCGCGCCGTGTTTATCGGTATTTCCGAAATCGGCGTTAAACAGTTCTTTATTATCGACGAAGCCAGCCACGATCTACTAAAGGGGACCATGTCCCTTAAATTAAAGGTGGTGTGATATGGGACTTTTGGACACTATGAAGAAAGTCGCGGAGCAGACCGGCCAGGCCGGAGTTCCGACGGCTTTTTTATTTGGGACGGTTACTTCAACCAGCCCGCTTGTGATCCGTGTCGATAACCGGTTCAACATCGGCGAAAAACAGATCGTCTTAATGAAGCAGTTCAGGGCCGGAGAGTACCAGACACATAAACACACTGTCCCACAGCACAGCACGGAAACGGCCAGTAACCACAGCCATGACGTCCAGGCTTTACAGACTACACAGGAAGTTTATAACGGTCTTGCTGTCGGTGATAAGGTCGTTTTATTGAGAAATCAAGGCGGACAGGAATTTCTTGTCCTGGGAAGGGTGTGATTTTATGGCATTGATACCGAACGCGGCGTCAGTCGCTATCGGTCAGGACGTCGAAGTTATCGAACAAAAAGACATGACGTCCAGGACCTACAAAATAAACTTTGCAACCGGACGCGTCGGCGGGTTTGTTGACGGGACCGACGCCATGAAGCAGGCAATTCTTAAAATAATTCAGTCAGAGCGCTTCCAGTACCTGATATATTCCTGGAATTATGGAATTGAAATGAATTCAATCGCAGGCAAAAGCTATCAGGTGATAGCAAGCGAAATCAAAAGAATTATTCGGGAAGCGCTTTTGGAAGACCGGCGAATTACGGACGTTTATAACTTCAAAATCAGCCAGGTTAATAAAAGAACTATGGCCGTCGAATTTACAGCGTCAACCGTGTTCGGTGAAGTGGATATTGAAACGGAGGTAAGCGCGAATGTATGAAAATATGACTTTCGAAAATATCATGGAACGCTGTTTGGCGCGTGTCCCTGATACCGTGGACAAGCGCGAAGGTTCTGTTATTTATGACGCTATCGCACCGGCAGCGGCCGAACTGGCCGAAATGTATATTAACCTGGGGACGATCCTGGACAGGGCCTTCCCTGATACCGCGACGGGCCGGGACCTGACATTGAAGGCAATGGAACGCGGCATAAAAAGGCAACCGGCAACCTATGCACAGCGAAAAGGCGAATTCAAGGATCCTGATGGGAACCCGATGGACATTCCTATCGGCAGCCGCTTTTCAGGTGGTGACGTGAACTACACGGCCACGGCCAGAATCGAACCTGGTGCCTACAACATGGCTGCAGAAACCGCCGGGACCATAGGGAATATGTATTCCGGGAATCTTCTTCCGATTGACTTCATCGAAGGACTTGGATCCGCGATCCTGTCTGACGTTCTCATTCCTGGTGAGGAAGAAGAAAGCGACGACGATCTTCGGGCAAGATATTTCGAAAGCCTAAATATTCAGGCGTTCGGCGGGAACGTCCAGGACTACAAGGAAAAAACCAAAGGGATCAACGGCGTCGGCGGCGTCAAGGTTTACCCGGTATGGAATGGCGGCGGAACTGTCCGGCTGGCCATCGTAACCAGTGACTGGGGTGTTCCTTCCCCCACACTGATCGAAACCGTTCAGGAAACCATCGATCCCATTGGAAACCAGGGTGTTGGCCTTGGAATTGCACCGATCGGCCATGTTGTAACGGTCGAAGGTGTAACTGCTGCGACGATAGACATTTCCAGCCAGATCACCCTTCAACCCGGTTATACCTGGGATTCAGTAAAGTCTGGGATAATCGCTGCTATATCGGAATACTTCACGGACCTGATCAAAGCCTGGGAAGACACTGACAATATAGTGGTGAGAATCAGCCAGATCGAAACGCGAACCCTTGACATTCCTGGTGTACTTGACATCACCGGAACGAAGATCAACGGGAACGCTTCTAACCTTGTCCTGGGACCGGATGAAATACCAGTGTTGGGGGATGTAACAAATGAAACCGCTGATTGATTACTGGCCACGTTATCTGCAGGAACTTCTGGAATTTAACCTGATCGCACAAGCGGAACAGCCTGAATTCGATGTCGCAGCCGAAAAGGCGGTCCGCGCGGCCGATGAATTATTCCTTGAAACCTTATCCCTGGACGGGGTGAAGCGCTGGGAAAAGATCATCGGCATAATTCCGAAACCTGATGAAACGCTGGCATTCAGAAGAAAAAGGATCCTGAACATATATGGCGCGCAGCTTCCCTTCACGAAGCGATGGCTGGCCACGAAGCTGGACACCATCATCGGGCCGGGGCTGTGGGAACTGATCATCGATGAACAGACATTCAAGTTCTATGTTCAGTCGGCCGAATCAAATCAGAACTTCGCAAATGAACTTAAAGAAACCATCGAAATGGTGAAACCGGCGAACATGGAATTTTCCTATGTTGTATGGATCTTTTATAAACTGCAGGTATCACCGAACTTCCGGTCATACCTGTATTCATTCCTGGAATGTGGCCCGGAAGTCTGCGGAACACAGTATTCAGAAGCAACGATTGGCCGCTTGATAAAGCAGGACGTCGCAGCGTCTGGGATATTTAACGCTTATGTGACCGCGTTTCCGGAATGTGGCCCGGAAGTCTGCGGAACACAGTATTCAGAAGCAACGATTGGCCGCTTGATAAAGCAGGACGTCGCAGCGTCTGGGATATTTAACGCTTATGTGACCGCGTTTCCGGAATGTGGCCCGGAAGTCTGCGGGACCATCAATACAGCTTAAAGAAAGGAGGAATCCAGATGGCGTTCTTCACATCGACGTTTTTGGCGGCCAGAAGAAAGGAATGGCTTGACAAAATCGCAAAAGCGCAGTACAGAATCGGATCCACATGGTATGACGGGGTGATCACGTCCCGTGAAGTGGTCGGGAATAGCATTGTGATCATGGTGTCTGTGACAGATCCCGTGTCCACAGCGTCCACTATCGTCGAAAGCAGACTGATTGACGTGGGCGGGAATGTGGCAGGCAGCAGGACGGAAAATATCCTGAAAAATGTCAACCAGGGTGTTCTTCTCAAATATGAATTCCCGATCAACGAAGTTTAAGGAGGTGCAGCAGTAAATGGCAAATGAAAAATCCTACATTCCAACGCAGTGGAAAGACCAGGTGAAGGATGGCAGCACAATTATTCAGCCGGGAACACCCATGAACGCGCAGAATTTCAACAACATGGAACACGGTATCCTGGCAAATGACGCCCTGGCCGCAGTTCTTGCACAGGTCCAGCGCCAGGCGATGTTATCCGGGGCCGAATTCGAAGTCGAATCCGGATCCGCCACTATTTCACCGGCAAACACTGACAACACCATTTCCATCGTGAAGTTAAGGAACAGGACCACTTACAACGTCACCGTTGAAGTGAATTCTGTGTCCGGCGGAACTGTTGGTGACATAATCATCAGCAGCAAGCAGGCCAACGGCTTCAAGGTGAAATATACCGGAACCGCAACGTCCGTCACCATCAGATATCACGTTCAAGGGGGCATGGTGTAAATGGCAAACATAATCATCAAATCTGACGAAAGGAAGGCCCAGGAAGCGAAGATTCTTCGCGACTTCGGCTATGATCCCAGGTCCGCTTCCAAAGAGATAAGGGAATATGCCGACGCCACGGCACAAAGAAGCCGTGAAGCAATCAAAGGAATGGAGGGTAAGAGGAAATGAATATAATCCATAAAAATGAAGGCCAGAAAATCGCCTTTAATGTTGAAGGCACAAAGATATTCTTCCGTGACGAATTGATGTTGGACCTTTCAAAGTATGAAAGGGACTACGACGTGGAAATTGACATCTGCCAGGACGATGATCAGATTCTGATCGCTGGCCTGTCGAAGTATTATGTCGCAAATATCATAATTCCGGCCAGACAGCACCAGGATCCTGAAAAGACGGTTCCTGCTCCTTTCAGTATGGATAATGTGACGCTGGTTCTGTGGGCGCTTGTGGAGGTGGAATAATGGCAAATTATGATGATCTTAAAGTCGCGGTCGAAGCCTTGACCGGCGGGAATAATTCTGTCATATTCGACGTTGACGGATATCCTTCCATCGTGGTCAAGTTCGACAAAAAGCAGATCGCGGACCTGATCACGGGCGGCAGCGCCAGCACACATCCGGCGTTCATCGTGAACGGTGTTGAAGTTCCGGCGATCTACATCAGCAAATATCAGAACTTCGTTATGAACGGGAAAGCATACAGTCTTCCCTTTAAGGATCCCGCAACCAGTGTAAACTTTGACCAGGCAAAGCAATACTGCGAAGCAAAGGGCGCTGGTCATCACTTGGTGACAAATGCCGAATGGGCGGCCATTGCCTTGTGGTGCCGTAAGAACAACTGTATGCCGCGCGGCAATAATAGTTATGGCAAAGATACCAGCGCGCCATGGGAAAAAGGCATACCGACACATGAATATGACAGTGGCGGCTCTCATTATATCGGCAGAGTGGCCACAGGTTCAGGCCCAGTCTCATGGTCAGACAACTGGCAAGAAGATGGAATATGGGACT